TCTCACTTTGGTCAGAGGTTTTCTAATTATTGTGACTGGGGGTGGGTATAATGTTTGAAGACAAAACACCCGAAGAAGTTATAACAGAGATAAATTCTCTAATCGCAGAATGCTGGGCGATGTCTGATCAAAGTGTTTTACCTAATACAATGATAATTTGGTTATCAGGGCGTAAATTAAAAAAGAAAAGAGCACTGAAAAAATCATTGAAAAAATTTGGTAAAATGAAGTATAATAGGATAAAATAATGATTGATTTACCGAAATTATTTGAAGAGCTGAGTGTGCCTTATTGGACTTCAGGAAAAAATGTGACTCATGGATGGTGTAATATTTCCTGCCCCATGTGTAATGATCACAGCAACCATTGTGGAATAAACCAGAAATCAGGGAACTTTAACTGCTGGGCTTGCTCGTCCAAAGGTTCTATCTATGATCTAATTATGGAGCTTGAACATTGCGATCTCCTAGATGCCAAACGATTGGTGAGAAAATATAAAGATGGTGATGATCTTCCAGCAGAGAAAAAAGAAAAAGTGGTTAGGGAGTTTCATAATATAATTCCAGCGGGCATGACCAGAGATTTGTCGGAAGATTGCAAAGAATATTTACGATCACGAAGATATGATGCGGAGCTGGTGGCAGAAAAATATGAAATGTATTCTTCAAAATTATTTGTTGGTGAGTACATAGCACGAATACTGATTCCAATAATTTATAAAAAACAAATTGTAAATTTTGTTGCGAGAAGTATTTTACCCGATGCAAAAAAGAAAGTAAAGAATTGTCCGAATGATAAATGCATCATTGAAGCAAAAGACATGTTGTTTAATTTAGATAATGTGCGTGATAGAAAATTGATTGTGGTAGAGGGAATCTTTGATGCAATGCGTATTGGTGATGGAGCGGTGGCTACACTGGGCACGCAAGTTATAGATACACAAATAAATTTAATAAGAGAATATGCCGATGAAGTTTACATCATGTTTGACAGTAAAAAGAAAGACCCTAATGCACCAGCACTGGCAGAGAAATTAGGCAATAGGCTTTATGGTCTTGTGAAAAAAGTAGAGGTGATATACCTTGATGATGGTGACCCAGATGATATGACTGAAAAAGAAGTTCAACAATTGAGAAAGGAGATTGGAATATGAAAAAGAAACAAATACCGTTTACACAATTTATGGATATGCATTCTGGTGGTGGGCAGAAGTTGGATTGGAAATACATTTACATCGAAGCCCCAGAGGAAGAAGCCTGTATTATTTTTTACAACAGGTTTGATAGGAATCCGCATAAAGTTACTTGTACTTGTTGCGGGGATGATTACTCTGTTAGTGAGAGTAAAGATTTAAAACAAGCCACAGGATACAATAGAGGATGTGATTACAAAAAGGACGAGTATATAGAAGCGAAAGATACTTCTAAATATGCCCACAAAGATTATATTACTCTTAAAGAATACTTGAAGAAAAAAGATATTCTGGTGATCTATGATAAAGACATAAAGGCTAAAGAGAGAGTTGGTGTATTACCAGAACAAGGATATGTTTGGGTGGATTAAAATAAGAAAGGAAATTATAAAATGAAATACTATCAATCTACAAATGTTATTGGGAATAAAGTTGGAGTAGTTGTAAAAAGTTGGTGTGATCACCCCGAAGAAGGGGCTGTTGCACAGGCTCTGAATTTATCAAAATTGCCTTTTATTTACAAACAGGTTATGTTAATGCCCGATTGTCATTGTGGTTATGGGATGCCTATCGGTGGTGTTATGGGTACACAGGGTGTTGTAATCCCGAATGCTGTAGGTTTGGATATTGGTTGCGGGATATGTGCTGTAAAAACATCACTGACAGAAATATCATTGGAGCAACTTAAAAAAATAATGGGGCTCATTCGAGAAATTGTTCCTGTTGGATTTAGTCACCAAAAAGTTATTCAAGCACCAGAGTTGATGCCTTACGTAGCACGTGACTTATACATTGTAGAATCAGAATGGTTAAGTGCCCGAAAGCAACTTGGTACGTTAGGTGGTGGTAATCATTTTATTGAAATCCAAAAAGGGAGTGATGGTTATATCTGGGCAATGGTGCATTCTGGTAGCAGGAATCTTGGAAAAAAAGTTGCTGATCATTATAATCGACTCGCTGTTGAATGTAATGAAAAATGGTTTAGCTCTGTGCCGAAAGAATGGCAACTAGCATTCTTGCCTTTGGACGATGATTTAGCACAAGAATATTTAGATGAAATGAAGTTCTGTGTTGAATTTGCATTTGCTAATCGGAATCTAATAATATATCAGATCATGAACTGTTTTACAGATGTTATTCCTGATGTACTTTTTACATCGATTGATGGAAATACAGTACTTAACATTGCCCATAACTACGCACGAATGGAAAATCATTTTGGTAAAAATGTTATGGTGCATCGTAAAGGTGCAACGTCAGCAAAGGCAGGAGAGCGGGGAATCATTGCTGGATCACAGGGAACAAAAAGTTATATTGTAGAAGGTCTGGGTAATCCTGAAAGCTTTATGACCTGCTCACACGGTGCTGGTCGGGCAATGGGAAGGAAGGATGCACAGCGAAGATTGATCCTTGCTGATGAACAAAAATTATTAGATGATCAGGGAATTCTGCATGCGATCAGGGGAGCTCAGGATTTGGATGAAGCCTCTGGAGCGTACAAGGATATTTCAATTGTTATGGAAGAACAAAAAGATTTAGTAAAACCAATTGTAGAATTAACACCGCTTGGTGTAATAAAAGGATAGGGGGTAAAATAATGAAAGCAAAATTAGTAATTGATAATGTGGCAAAAATGATTATGGTCAAAGATTTACAGGGTAAAATATTGTATTCAGAACCATTCCCAGAAGGTGGAGAATTAACACTTGAAAGTACTATTAAGATAAGTGAGGCGATGGAGAAATATAGTTTGGGGAAAATAGCATGAGTAATTATTGTTACGAGTGTGGAGCACCAGTATTTGAAGGGTTGCATTTCTGTGGAACATCAGAAGGGGGGAGAAGCTGTTCTGTTATATTTTTTGAAAAATATGCAACACCAAGAGAAGCAAAAATAGCATTGGCAAAAATAACGAGGCTGAGAAAAAAACAAAAAGCAAAATCGTATGTAGAAGGGAGAGAGTATAATGAATTATTTTTTTACAGCAGATGAGCATTACTTTCACGCAAACATAATTAAATATGCCAACAGACCATTTGCAACAATAAAGGACATGTTTACCACATTGGTAGATAGGCATAATGAGGTGGTGAAAAATAAAAAAGACATGGTAATTCACGCTGGTGATTTTTCGTTTGCTAATTATCAAGACACTCAAAATATAATTAAGTGTTTAAATGGCACTCATTATTTTATTCGTGGATCACATGATTACTGGATGAGTCAAGGATTTCATGAAATGTGGGAAAAGAATATTAATGGGGTTTATGTTGTGGTATGTCATTATGCAATGCGTACATGGGGTCGTAGCCATTATAATAGCTGGAATCTTTACGGGCATGCCCACGGGGGATTAGCAGGTGTAGGTAAGCAGATGGATATTGGAGTTGATACAGTGAGTAGTAACCATGAACGATTTTATCCATATTCATTTGAAGAGATACATGAAATAATGAAGTATAAACCAAACAATTTTAATTTTATAAGTGAAAGGAATAAAAATGAGTAACTTTTCTTATTGACAAAGTTTGCGATATAATGTAATAGTTGATAAACAAATGCAGAAATTATATGAGTTGTATCATGATATCACAGTAATTTCAAGTGGTTAACAAAATATAAGGGTATAATCCGCTTATTATAGAGGGAAGAGTGAATTCGGGCACTCTTGGAAAGAAGGTAGAAATTTTGAAATATAGTATTAATTTAAAGCTGTCTTATACAAAGGTGAGGCGTGATGTTTTTCACAGTCATGCTCTCCCCGAAGGATTAGGCATTGACATAAGTGTACCTTCTTTCTGTCATGCCTCACTTTTTTGTATAAGACAGCTTTTTTTATTTTATGGAGAAAACAAGTGGTAAACCCAAGAAAAGAATGTTCACATTGCAAAAAGAAATTCCCACGAACTACTGAGTATTTTTATAAAAATAAAAGTGGCAAAGATGGGTTTGATATATATTGTAAAAATTGCAGAAAAGCGTATCAGCAATCTGATAGATGCAAGCAATATCAAAAAGAATACCAACAATCTGAAAAATATAGGGATTACCAACAAACAGATAACCGCAAGCAATATCAAAAAGAATATAAAAAAAAGTATCACCAATCTGAAAAGTATAAAAAGTACTATCAAACTGATAAAAACAAACACTACCGAAAAGAATACAAGCAATCTGATAGATGCAAACAATCTTCTAAAGAATACCGACAAACTGATAAAGGCAAAATCAGTAGTCTATTACGAAGTCGATTATATAAAGCTTTAAAAGGTAATTATAAAACAGGATCAGCAGTACGTGATTTAGGATGTACTATTCCTGAATTAAAAATACATTTGGGAAATCAATTCCAAGAAGGCATGACTTGGGATTTGCTAGGAAAAGAAATACACATTGACCACATCAAACCTTTATGTAAATTTGACTTAACAGACCGTGAACAATTTTTACAAGCGTGCCATTACACAAACTTACAGCCACTTTGGGCACATGATAATTTAACTAAAAACAGTAAATATCAGGAGGTGGTATAATTATGAGTAATAAAGAAATCTCCAGAGGACTTTTAGGGATAGATTTTATTATGGTAAATAAAAAAATAATGTGTGTTTTGGAAAACAGTGATGCTGCATTATACTTAGCTGTACTTATGTCAAAGGAAATATACTTTGAAAAACATGGAATGCTAATAGATGGGGAATGGTTTTTTAATACACAAGAGAATATGTTTGAAGATACTTTTTTTTCACACCATATTCAATCTGATTGTTTGAAAAAATTAAAGGATGCAAAATTAATCAGTGTGGTAAAACGAGGAACTCCCGCAAAAAATCACTTTAAAATAAACCATGATATTATAATAAACATGATCCAAAAACCACTTGAAGAGTTAACAAAAGATAAGGGGCTATCGTTCCAAATGGAACGACAAGTCATCCCACGTATCGATGACAAGTCATCCCACGTATCGACCACTATTAATAAGACTAATAATAAGACTAAAGAAGAAAATCAAAAGCCTAAAGGCGTATCTATCGATACACCTGATCAACTTTTTTCAAATATAATCCCAAGAAATTCCTTCTTACTAAGAAAAAATAATACAAAAATATCCCTCTTACCAAAAACAATAAAAACGGATTTACATAGTTCATCAGTAACTAATAAGCTGGATTACTGGGCAAGTAAAAATCTGTTTACCAATTCCCCAGAGTGTGCCCCTAAAGGATACAAAAATGATTGTGATATTATTTTAAAGTTATTGAATGGCACTGCTTTTAATAATGTCTTAGAATACAAAGATTACGCTGGTCGTAAATTTTCAGCAAAAGAAATTGTTACTACAATTAACAGATTTGCTTTACTGGCTTTTAGTCCTGAGCATGAGCCTTTTGGTAAAGGTTACAAAGAAACATTGCAGAAATTCTCACTTTTTAAATTTGTTTATAATAAATATGGGGCAAGTAAGAACGGGTATGGTTCGTCATTCTTCATTTACTGCCTAAACAATGAACCAAAGCGTATCAATGTAGTCAAAGACATCTATCCAATCTTGACAGAGAGCCTTATAAATGAATATAAAAAACAGGTTTTAGAAAACATGTCTGCAACTTTTACTAATGAAGAACTAAATTCATTTAAAAAAGCAGCAGCATATTGGCAAGAATATTTTAACCAAAACAATGATCGGATGTATGGTGAATACAGGAATATTCCTATTTATAAATTAGCTGAAACATTAATCGAAGTACTGTTGAGGTACGCAGAGGGTAAGCGGATAAAACCGCATTGGCTTTTGACACCAGCGATGAAGGATCAAGTGCCAGCGTGGTTGTTTGATATGGCGATAATGCAGGAAGAAGACAGGGGAGCTGGTGGTGTGGTAGAAGAGCGTGTGCAGATGATTATTTAAAAAATTATAAAAAAAATAAAAAAACTATGGTATAATGTTTTTAGAAAGGTGGGGGGTGGCTATGAAAGTAAATGCAAAAATAACAATGTTGTTTAGTGAAGAGGGGATGAATATTCAATTACATGATGATGATTCAACATTAACTTTTTTGGATATTCATTTATCACAACAAGAAGTTATGTCAGCTTTTTCAAGATTAAGCTACACACCAGTAACAAAATGTGAAGTTTACCAGTTAGAAAAAATTGGCATGTTACATGAAAATAAATCATTCAGTTTTCCTTTTGATGAGCGAGAGCTTCCATATGGTGATAGGAAAAAGGAAGCATATAAGATTGCTCTTCAACAATGTCCTGAAGGTTGGGAAGTAGATAATTATTTCAGTTCACAAGATAGTTTTTTTACCGATAAATTTGGTGTTAGGGGTGCACGTTGTACCATCAGACGGTGGACTAAGAAGGGGGAAAGCAATGAAAAAGAAAAGAGTTGAAAAAAATATCAAAACAATTGATGAACTAAAAGAGTTGCAGGATAATTTAAAGCTTTGTCCTTTTTGTGGTACACGGATGGGAATCTTCTTAGATGCATTTGGCTTTACTTTGAAGCATCAGGATAATAGGGATTGTGAGTGTATAATAGGTCAGGATTCTTATGGGTGGTATGGAAGACCTGATAGACTTGCTGAAGATTGGAATCAAAGGAAGGGATAAAATGTATTTAGAAGGGGAAAACATAAAACCAAGAACAGTAAAAGAAGCCAAGAATCTTATTGGTGAAGATGTAGAATATTTACAAAATGAGGATATTGATAAATCAGGACGTGGTTATTTTTTTCCGAAAGTTGGAACAGTTGAAGATGCTTTTGGGAAAACAATCGTAGTGTCGGGAAGGTTTTTACACAGATCTAATATTGTAGAAATGATATTATTTGAAGGGAGAAAAAATGGAACTTAAATTCTTTGAAAATTGTCCTTTTAGGATAGATGAAAAAGGAATGCATATACAAGTTGGCAGTATTGTTTGTCTGAAATGTATTTATATGCAGTATTACTGGCAAGCAATTACAGGTATTGGTATGGTGTCTTGTTCTAAAAATATGCAAAAGATATACAAATAATTAGTTGTCCAAACGTTTGGACAAGGGTGCTTCATATGATGTATGTTATAACTAAAAGAGAAATAATAAAGAGTGTTGTTGAAAGGTGGGGGCAGACTTACCGAAACAATTCTTACGGTGAAGATAAATTAGAAATATTGGAAAGATTGAAACTTCTTGATCTTGAAACTGTTGGTGCAGTAACTATAAATAATATTATTGGGAACAATAGTTGGACTACATTAAAATGTAGTGAGTGTGGAAAGGACAGTATTGTAGTTATACAGGTGGGAGAAGAACCTGATTATGAAAGTGCAACAATACAAATTTGTTTACCCTGTATAGATAAGTTAAAGCAGATGGCAGAGTCTTTATAAAAAGGGGGTTGAGTGACAATAAAAAGACGTGAGATAGTAAATGATATAGAGCATAAGATCATCACGGGTCTTATTACTTCCGATCAGTTTGCAAGGCGAATGCTCCCTATACTCCAATCGAATTACTTTGAAACGGATTATGCGGAGAAAATATTTTCGTGGTGCAAAGATCATTTTATGGTCTACGATAAAGCACCACAACAACTTATTCAGGATATCTACGCAACCAATCGTGATACACTTGACGAAGCCAAACAAGAATTGATAGAAAGTTTTCTACAAACCATCAGCGACAAATACGAGCAAGAGCCTGATTTCAATGTGGAGTATTTTATTGATCAGGCATTGATCTCAATTAAGAAGCGGGAGATTAAACGGAGAGCTGATAAGGCAATTCGTTATTTAGAATCAGGCAGGGTAGACAAAGCAGAACAGGAATTTCAAGATTATCAAAAAGTAGCAAAGATGGTTACCACGTGGGTCAACCCATTTGCTTCATCTATAATTAAAGATACCTTACAATCTGATGAAGATGGTGGTGATCATATTTTTAAATTCTCTGGGGCTCTGGGGGATTTGAGTGGGTGGCATGATCGCTCCATGCTTGTTGCTTTTCTTGCTCCAATGAAACGTGGTAAAAGTTTCTTTCTTTTGGAGTGTGCAGTGCAAGCAGTATTAAATAGAAAGCGGGTTGCTTTCTTTTCATTGGAAATGTCAACAAAGCAAGTAGAGAAAAGAATTCTAAAACGGATCGGTGCTTACGGCAAAAAAAGTGGGGGTGTTCTTTACCCCTGTTTTGATTGTGTGAAAAATCAAAATAATAGTTGCACAAAAAGTATAAGGGTTAATCGGAAACGATTGTTTACTAAGGATGATAAGAAACCTTTATTTAATGATAATGATATTTATAGACCCTGCACTGAATGCCGTGGCAATCAAAATGACTATGAGGCAGCAACGTGGTACACACGTATACATAGGGATATCCCTACGCCCGCTTCATTAGTCAAGAAGGCGGGTGGCATTCAAAAAATGTTTGGTGATAACTTCAGAATGATTTCTTATCCAGCGGGTTCAGCCAATATAGGAAATATTAAAAATGATTTGAATTCTTTGGAGTATACAGAAGGATTTATTCCTGATGTAATTATAATTGATTACGCTGATATTTTAAAACCAGAGGATTCACGTGTGTCCGATCCCAGAGCAATAGCAAATACAACATGGGTAACATTAAAAGGGTTATCAGATAGTCGGCATTGTTTGGTGATCACAGCAAGTCAAGGAACACGGAAGTCAATTGAGAAAAAGAATATCGGACAAGTTGATGTGGCTGAAGATATACGTAAGCTCGCTCACATTAATAGGATGTATGGGCTGTCACAATCAATGGAAGAAAAGAAACAGGGCTTCATACGTGTGAGTGTTATCGGGGAACGTGAAGATGAATTCAATGAGCGTGATCAGGTTATGGTTTTACAGCAACTGTCGATGGGGCAGGTTATACTGGATAGTGAGCTTATGAAAACCTACGCAATATCTGATAGTGATAAAATATTAACAAGTATACTGGAGGATTAAAATGACAGAACGAAAAGAATTAGTAAAGAAGCCCCGCCCGCAGATGCTCACTGGGAAGACATATGAAATGATTACGGGGTGCGGTGATCTTCATGTTACGATTAACGAAGACGAGCAAGGAGTATTTGAAACATTTATTACTATGGGTAAATGCGGAGGTTGTGCTGCTTCTCAATGTGAAGCAATAGGAAGGATGGTTTCACTGGGATTAAGAAGTGGGATTCCTGTTAGGAATGTTATAAAACAATTAATCGGCATTTCATGTCACTCTCCCGCTGGTATTCCTGAGAATAAGATTCTCTCTTGTTCTGATGCTATAGGGAAAGCACTACAACTTCATATCAAAAAATAATTTTAAAAATTTTAAAAAACTATGGTATAATGTATTTAGAAAGTAAGGCATAAGCAAATAATGGTCAAATAAAGGAAAGGAGTTTTTATGGAAAGTGTAATAGAGGCAATTAAGGAGTTAAATACAGTAACAATAAAAAGGGCGGGGAAAGAGGAAGCGTGGCTTTTAGAACCGATTGATACGGATTCTTTAGGTGGTCTTGATAAAAAGGGATTGCAATTGGTTTATATGGAAGCTATAGAAGCGGTGCTTGAAAAGAATGAAAAAGACGGGGGGAAGCTGCCAAAGAAGTTAGGTGACCTTTACAATATTTACGCTGGTACGGCTGGGGAAATTGCACAGCCTGAAGAGAGTAAAGCCAAACCTGAACCTGTGTCTAAAAAGAAACCTGTAAAAAAAGAGGAAGCAAGTAAACCAGCAACTAAGCCAGTGGTGGAGAAAAAGGAAGTAGCAAAGAAACCAGTTGCTAAATCTGTTGCCCCTTTTACAGCGAGTGAACTTACGTTTGATAATTGTCCAGACGATTACGCTTCATTGAAAGCAGAGGCAAAGGAACTGGCGGTGTCTTCAGGAACATCATTTCTATTACTTGCACAACGGCTGGTAGTAATTCGTGATGGTGAGTTGTATAAAGAAGATGGATACAAATCTTTTAGCGACTTTATTGCTGGAGAGATTAAAGTATCCCGTTCAACTGTATACAACTATATTGATCTAGTGGGTGCTTTCGGTGTCCAAACGTTTGGACACGATAATTCCCCTGATCCTTCTAAACTAATTCCCGCACTGCCTTTATTGAAAGCAAGCGATGAACAGATTTCAAAAGCGGATAAAAAAGATTTACGTTCAACATTGGTGAAAGAGGCGAAGACAAAATCAGCAAGAGAACTGGATGCTGAAATTAAGGAATTAAAAGTGAAGCACGGGCTGGTGGCAGAAAAAGTGGAAGTGGATAAACTGGATGCTTGCTTTGATCGCCTGATATCTTTACTTCCTGAGAAATTAAATGCCGTGGATAAGACGAAGCTTAAACGGTACATCAAAAAGTTGCAGGGGTTTGTAGAATAAATTTTGTAATGGTGGTGCACCGACATCTTTCCAAGATGAACGTGTGAGTTAATAAAGTCGAATAATTTCAATTCGACCACCACCAGTTTAGGGTAGCATTGAGGGGCAGATAAGGTACGAACAACCTCTACAAGTTGAAGACGACCTAATGGTGAACCAAAGTACACGGGATAGCCGACTGTAGCGACCTGAACTACCCTATTTACTTTTAAAAGAAAGGGAAACAATGCAGCAACGTGTTGAGGGGTTTTTTAAAAGCACTAAGAAGGAAACTAAAAAACCGAAAAAAGAATATGATTGCACCCGCTGTGGTCTTCGTCAGAATAAATCTGATAAGATCGCCACAGTCATTGGAAACGGGGCGAAACAAATATTAATTCTAGGAGAGTTTAACGATTTTCAGTATGAATATTTGGGACGGGCATTGGATCAGTGTGGTGTAGATATTTATGAAGATTGCTGGACATTTCCTTCAATCCAGTGCCCATCAACTTCCGATAAGCATACAAATTTACAGTTACGGTGTTGTAAAAATAACTGGGAGAAGGTGATTGAAGAATTAAATCCCCATGCCATTTGGTTGATGGGGGAATCACCCTTTTCCAGTTTTTATATTGATAAGGTCAGTGATGATAAAAACGATTCACGCATAACAGCCACATTATTATCTTGGCGTAGGTGGTGTATTCCTGATCGTAAAACAGGTGCATGGATTCTTCCTATGCTACATCCTGATATTGCATTGAATGGGAATGATTATGATGGAATTAATGCAGCCGTGTTTTTAAAAGATGTTCGCTGGGCGGTGATGAATAGTAAACAGCCAGCATTTGTATTTCGTAATTTTTTAAAAGATGTGACCTTATTTACGAATGATCAGTTTGAGGATTTGTTGGCGGTTCTTTGCAGTATAAAGAACGGTGACACAATTACATTTGATTATGAAACAACTGGGCTGAAGCCGTATAGAAAGGGGCATCGGATTCTTACATGCTCCATTAAAATACTCTCTTCAAAAATAGCGTTTTCTTTTCCACTGCAATGGAAGGGGCACTGGACTCCCCAGCAACAACAACGTTTACTGGATGTGTGGAAATATATTTTAGGTAATGAAGCCATCCATAAGATTGCTCACAATATGAAGTTTGAGCATATCTGGTCAAAGATAATATTGGGCGTGGAAACTAAAGGCTGGCTTTGGGATACAATGGTTACCCAGCATTTACTAGATGCAAGGGCAAAATTAACGGGGTTGAAGACGCAAGCATTTTTACGTTTCGGTGTAGATGAGTATGATGATAAAGTCAGAAAGTTTATGGAAGCTGATCTGGCAAATGATTTTAATACACTGGAGCAAGTTCCACTGGAAGATGTTTTGTTGTACAACGGGATGGACGCTATATTGGAAGAGGCTTTATACTTAGAACAACTGAAGCAAAAGGATTCAGTAAAAGACATTCGGGAACTTTACCATGATGGTTCATTGGCACTGGCTGATATGGAGTTAGAAGGTGTCCATGCGAATAAAGAATATTACACTGATGCCAGAGTATTACTTCAAAAACATTCTCTTGCTATTCGGAAGCAATTGGAAAGCAGTGACGAAGCGGTTACTTTTAAGGAATTAACAGGAAGGGATTTGTCCATCACTTCAACAAAAGATTTACCTATTTTATTTTATGATATTTTGGAAGAGGAAGCTGTTAAGAAAACAACTAAAGGAAAACCATCGGTGGATGTAGAATCGCTGAGCAGTTTTGTTTCACCATTTGCTCAGAAGCTTATGACAATGCGGAAGCTGGATAAGTTGGAAGGGACTTTTTTAAAGAACTTTGAACAGGAAGCTTACGATGGGATGATCCATCCGTTTTTCCATTTGCACCTTGCACGAAGTTCCCGTGGTTCATCGTCCGATCCTAATTTTCAAAATGTGCCGAAGCGTGATAAGGAAGCGATGGAGTTGGTGCGTGGCGGTATTTTTCCAAAGCGTGGGTTTGAGATCATCGGTGCTGATTACAAGCAGATGGAGATTGTTTGTCAGGCTTGTGTTAGTGGTGATGATGTGATGGCACAGTATGTTGTCGATCAGGATATGCATTTAGATACGGCTATGGACATATTTATGTTGCCTGAAAAATTAGTTTCCAAACCGCTTCGACAGTTGGCTAAAAATGGTTTTAACTTCCCAGAGATTTATGGTGATTACGCAAAAGCGATTTCCAAAGCATTATGGAAAGAAATCGCAAAGCCACATTCAAAGTTGGCTGATAAAGATGGTACTCTGATAACTGCTCATTTACGGAGTAAGGGGGTAAAGTGTTACACGGATTTTGAACGCCACATAAAAACTGTTGAGTTAAATTTCTGGTCAAAGTTTTATGCTACAAAAGAATGGCGTGACAAGAAGGTAGAGGAATATAAATCAAAGCTGGTGGTGACAACTTTAACAGGATTCCGCAGGGCTGGTTTTTTAAGACGTAATGAAATATGCAACACACCAGTGCAGTCGGTGGCATTTCATTGTTTGCTCTGGAGCATTATTCAGATCAATAGGATTAGAAAAGAAGAGGGGTGGAAGTCTTCTATCATCGGACAGATTCACGATCAGATTCTTCTTCAGGTGCATCCATCAGAAAAGAAGCATGTTGTACAAGTGGTGGAAGATTACATGACAGTTAAGATTAAGGATCATTTTAAATGGCTTGTAACTCCACTGAAAGTTGATTTTGAATACAGCGGGGTTAATGGGGCGTGGTCTTGCTCAGAGGAACTTTAATGAATAAGCATTATTGTAAATGTGGTTGTAATACTATTATTGAATATAAGCCCCATTATAAATGGAGAGGCTTCCCTAATTATATAAGGGGGCACTATGCCAGAGTTGATAATTACTTTAGCTCCCATAAATTTTTAGGTAGTGATAACCATGCCACAAAAATAGAAGTTAGAAAAAAAATGTCAGAAACAGCATTACACATGACCACTGAACATAAGGCAAAAAATTCCAAAGCATTACTTCAGTTATGGGAAACGGTTGCATTTCGAGCAAGTCATTCAGGGGAAAACCATCCTTGTTGGCAAGGTGGTATTTCTTTTGAAGACTACCCACAATATTTTACCTCTTTATTAAAAGAAAGTATTAGAAAACGAGATGGTCATGTATGTTCTATTTGTTTAACACCAGAGTACAAATTAAAAAGAAAATTAGATGTGCATCATATAGATTATAATAAGAAAAACTGTGCTTCAGGAAATTTAATCGCTTTATGTCGCTCTTGTCATACACGGACTACTGTAAATAGGGAAAGGTGGCAATTTGTATTTGCTAGTCAATAATAATTTTAAAAATTTTAAAAAACTATGGTATAATGATTTTAAGAAAGTGAGGGAGAACATGAACACAGTAAATATATTAGTTGAGAATATGAAGAAAGCACACGCTGAGGGGTGTGGCGATGTGAAGAAGGTATTGGAAACTCTTGCTCCAGACGTATTTGCAACAAAGTTTCCGTGTTTCGCACAAGGGGCTGTCACAAGGGCGATTTATTTATTTTTATCTGAACGGGAACACATACGTCTTACAGATGGGGATGATGAACACATGCAATGGACTTCTAAAATAGGGGAAGTTGGGCACTCGAATAATTATTCAGACCAGCACCCAATCAAAGGAATTAGGGAGATAAAATAATGGAAGGTATACAAAGAAATTACGATGCAGATGTAACTGTCGATAAAGATCAGTTGGATATTGAATGGGAAAAGCACCCAGCAATTTACAGGTACTGGTCACTGCGGGAAGTTGAGGCACGTGAGGTAAGAGATAAAGCGGTGCGAAGGCTGGCTGTTATTCGTGCTAAAATGTCTGCTTCTATACGTACTGATCCTGAAGCATACGGTATTATGAAAGTTACTGTTGATGCAATTGCTTCTGCGGTGGAGATATCACCTGAAGTTGAAGAGGCAGAGCAGGAAGTGATACGGACAAACAGCACATGGGGAATATTGAAGGGTGCTGTTGAGGCGATTGGCGGTCAACGAAAATCAGCACTGCATGATCTTACAGAATTATGGAAGGCTGGTTACTTTTCAGTTGGTGGTGTTCCCAGAGAAATGAAAGGGGAGCTTGAAAATAAAAAGCGTGCAGAAATGAATGAGCACATGAGTGCTACAATAAGAAGAAGAACAGCAAATAAATAATTTAACAATTTAAAAAAGGAGAGTGTTTTATGGGTTTTGATAGGAAAGCAATGAAGGGGCAGTTAAAGAAGCAGACAGAAAGTAATTACCAGAAAAAAGATTCTGGTGGATTTACATCCATACTTATGCCTGATTTACCGACTTGGAAATGCAATGATGCGAAACACAAGGTAGATATTTTACCTTTTGTTGTAGGTGCAAAGCATCCTACTTTAAAAAAGGGTGATTTTGCTTATATGCTGGAGTTGTGGACACATTACCATGTTGGGCAGAATGAAGATACATATCTTTGTTTAAATAAGATGTATAAAGAGGATTGCCCGATCTGTGAATATCGTAAGCAATTAATCGATGAGGGTGAAACGGATAAAGATACACTGAAAGAGTTGAAGCCGAAACAGTACACTCTTTATAATGTTGTGTGCTACGATAGCACTGAGGAAACAAAGAAGGGCGTGCAGATTTGGAATGTTTCCCATTTCTTCATGGAGTCAAAGTTGCTGTCAATCGCTGAAGATAAGAGCGGTGAGATAATTCCGTTTGCTGATCCCGATGATGGTCGCACAATTTATTTCCAGCGTAAAGGTGCGGGTGCTGGTAATACATCTTATGTTGGGCATAGATTAGAAGAGCGTGATGCCCCGATCAGTGATAAACTTCTCAATGGGACATTTGCACTGGATGAATGTATCATCAAACCCACTTACCAAGATGTGTATGATGCATTGTATGGTAAGCATAAAGTAACTGAGGAAGTTGCAGTGACACGTAATCGTCAACCTGAAAAAGAACCTGATGTTCCTGAATCAAAAGGTTTTGACCTTGATGATATCAAAGCCATGTCACGCAAAGAGCTAATATCTTTTATTGAGGTAAACTCAATCAAGATTGATCCCGATGATTACGATGAGAAATCTGAATTGGCTTCCGCAGTGATTGCTCTTATTGGTGGTGGCGATGGTGGTGATGCTAAGAACGAAGCTCCTACATGCCCCCACAAGGGTGGTGAGTTTGGGGTAAAATTTGATGAGTATAAGGAATGCCCCAATTGCACTTACATGGATGAGTGCTCTGACGCTTATGATAAGCTGAAGGCAGCTGCTCCTGCAATAAAGTTGAGGAACAAAAAGTAAACTGCACGTTGGGAAGTGACTACATGTGGTGATGAGAAGTTTTCTAATGTGTGGGGTGTGGGTGCTGTGGACGGTTATACAGAGAGGGTTTGGAATTACTGTTGCAGTACTCGCACCAATTAAAAAGGAGAAACCAATGAGAGGAACAAAAGCAAAGCAGTTACGGAAGAGGTCTTTATCAAAGGGGAGTAAAATAGGATACAGGGCAAAGATTACGGTGAAGATGGTTGACTCTGGGCAGAAAGATAAAGATGGGAAAAAAGCATTCCTCCCTGTAAATAGGGAAACAATTTATTGCACTGGTGACAGAAAAATATATCAACAGTTAAAAAAGGAATACAGGGGGAAACCGTTATGAAGAATGATACAGGTGCTGTGTTACGTGATCGTGGGATTGAAAAAGCAATTTGTAATGCTGACGCTTTTCGGATAGGTTGGCGTGATGTAGCATTAACTTTTTGCAAGTGGTATGCTTTAACACATGATGTTTTTAGTGGTGAGCAAGTAAGAGTAGCATCAAGGGGTGAAGTACCTGTGCCTCCACATTTACGTGCATGGGGGGCAATAATGGTTTCGGCAGCAAAGCAAGGAATAATAGAAAAAATAGGATACACTCAGGTAGAAAATCCTAAAGCACATATGGCAAATGCTGCTTTGTGGCAAAGTAAAATTTATTCTAAGGGGATGCTATAATGGGTTTTTTTACAGAAAGAAACAATGAAGTCCCATCTTTTAGAGAAAAATATAATGTGTCCCCAGAGGAAACACAGAAACTGGTTGACTACATGGCAGAAGTGTTATGTGGTGAGATATATATGGAAGCCCATAATAAAGCAAAAAGAGGTATTGATAAACTACTAAGTTTGCGTGGGTATGAAGGAAGTGATACCATTACTGTCACATGGGACGTTAGAGCAACTATAGATTCTTTTAAAATTACATTAGGGAGCATAAGAGCAAATGATCAAAAAACGGGACAAGAAAAAAGCAATTACAGATGTTGCCGATGAGATTGTGGCTGAGGCTAAGAAAGAAATTGTAAAATCTAAAAAATTAGATTACACTGATTTAGTAAGTACGGGTAGCACTTTATTAGACTTAACTATTTCGGGTAGTAAAGGGATTGGTGGAATCCCCAGAGGAATTATTATGGAAATTTATGGTGCTGCTGGTTCAGGGAAGACAGCTATCCTTTCAGAGATAGGTGCTGATGCTCAATCAAAAGGTGGGCAGGTAATGTTTCTCGATCCTGAAGCTAGGCTCGATCAGGAATATGCTAGAATATATGGGATCAAGTTAGATGCAAAAGATTACCATCGTCCTGATCAGGTGGATGAGATGTTTGATCTTATTGCTCAGTGGCAACCAAAGAATCCTAAAATGATTAATGTTGTGGCTACAGATAGTTTAGCTGCACTCAGTTCTTCGTTGGAAATGGAATCATCGGACAAAATGGGAATGCGTAGGGCAAAACTTTTTTCTGAAGGGTTGCGTAAAACAGCACGTATCATTGCAAATAATGGGTGGATCATTGCATGTTCTAATCAAGTGCGAGAGGGGCAGTTTGGTGAAACAACAACAGGGGGGCGTGCCATTCCTTTTTATGCATCCCTTCGTATTCGTGTTAATCAGGCAGGTAAAATTGAACGTGAAATTGATATTAATGGCAAGAAGGTAAAAAAGGCACTTGGGATTGAAAGTACATGTTATATTCAGAAATCAACTGTTGATGCCCCATATAGGGATTGTAAAATTTATATTCGTTTTGGATATGGCATTGATGATGTAATGGGTAATTTACAGTATGTGAAAGATATGACAAGAAATACATTGTATGATTGTTTCGATGGTAAAACATACCAATCAATGGAACGTGCAATAATGTATATTGAAGAAAATGAATTACAAGGTAGATTAAAAGAGAGTGTGATTGAATTATGGCATGAGGTAGAAAATAAATTTAAAACTAATCGTCAACCAAAGGTACGGTAGATTTTATGGAAACAAAAAAGCAACATGAGTTATTAAGTTTAGTACGAGATAAATTAATTAAGCATTTTAATTTTCCAGAAGAGGATCATGATCAATTTGAAATTGTGGAATTTGAGGATGGTAGTTGCGTCCTATTTATGGATTGGCACTGCTCTTTTTCAATTGAAGGGGATGATTTAGGGGTTTCTTTTGATTTGGATGCAGTGCCTGATGTGGTAGCAGAAGTTATGTATTCTTTATTGAGAAATAATATTAATGTGCAGGTGATGGAAAATTGTTACCATTGCAGTGATGGTGTACTTTACTGGGGTGATGAGGCGTTTGAAAAACAAGATGAGGATACTGCACAGCGGTTAAAGCAAAAAAACAAAATGGAAGGATTGCATTAATGAAACCGAGTGAAATTATAAAACTGTGTAGTGGTCGGGAAAACATAGATTGGATAATAGGATTAGTCCTTGACCAAATGGCAGAGGATATTAAATATCTTAAACAACAAGTAAATAATCCTTTTCCATTTATGTCAGAACCACCAAAAGAAAGGGAGTGGGAGAAATAATGTTACTATCATTGGACATAGCTTATAAGAATATGGGGTGGGCTGTTTTTAATAACCATACATTAATTGCCGTGGGTTGTATTAAAACAGAAAAGACAACAGATAAAAAAGTACGTGTATCGGCTGATAATGCTGAACGGATAAAATACATTACAGGGGAACTATTAGATGTTTGTAAACAGTGGGGTGTAAAAGGAATCATTGGTGAAATGCCCAGTGGTGCAAAGGGACATCGTGCAGCAGTGAGTATGGCTTTTGCTTCGGCTATTGTTGTAGCAGTGGCTACATTTTTAGATTTACCAACTGAGTTTGCAACACAACAGCAAGTGAAGAAAGCAGTGTATGGCAATATGACTGCAACAAAAGATGAAATGATGGAGTCTATAAGATTCATTTTCAGAGATTTTAATTATTTTCCTAAAGTGAAAAATCAATTTGAGCATATTGCAGATGCCTGTGGTGTTTGGATAGCATTACAATCAACTACTCTTGTGAAGGTGTATGGATGATTAATTCACTACGAATAAAAAACTTTCGCACACACATTAACACTGAATTGGAATTTTCCAGTGGTGTTAATTGTATAGTGGGCATGCCTGAGTCTGGTAAATCAAATATCATTCGGGCGATTCATTGGCTGTTAACAAACCGCCCGCTGGGGTTTCGGTTTAATTCTGATCTGACTTCCGATGGTGTTACAAATGTACAGGCAGGGTTTGAAGATGGAAGTTACTTTGGATTAAATAAAAGTAAGAAGGAAGCAACTTATTATATAGGGAATGATACAGTTGGTGATGCTGATGTTTTTAAAGCGATTGGCTCTGATGTTCCCGATGTAATTTCCCAGATAGCAAACATGACGGAACTCAACTCACAAGAACAAACCGATCAACCATTTCTTATTTGCAATTCTGCTGGGGAAGTGGCGAAGACTTTTAATCGAATAACCAAACTTGAAAAAGTTGATAGTGCAATATCTGCAATCACCACTGATATTAATTCCGAAAATAAAAAAATAAAACAATTAGAGTTACAGGAAGTCGAGTTGAAAAAGAAACTTGATGGTGTTGGTGACGTTGATTCAATGGTTGATGAGCTGGCTAAAATAAAGTTGGTGGCAGAAAATTTGGATGATACAAAATTAAAAATTAATTGCATCAGTGATCTTGTTTATTCTGTGGAGAAGAGTGATGGTATCTTAAAACAACAGGGCACTGATTTGAATGCTGATGAATTAAAGATTACAGAAATGGAATCACTGGTGTTTGAATTAGAGCAAGCGGAAAAGACCTATGATGATGTTCAGGGACTCATTAATGATGTAGAGAATATGGAAACGAGAATGGAGAGTCAACGAAAACAATCTCTGGTGAAGACAAAAGAATTCAAGGAATATTTACTATCTAATGAAGATGCTGGCTGTCCGTTTTGTGAGAATTGCACAGTGCCGTTCTCTGAGCATCATCTGGATAAATTCTTAAAGGAGTACAAAATATAATGGCTGATGAAATAAAAATTGGTGATCGGGTAATGTGGGTACACAAATCAACTTATGTTGATTATAGTTTTCATGCAATGGGAACAGTAATAGACATTTTTCAGACACATGTTGGTGGGCAATCGAATCATATGACGTTGGTTGCTTCTGTAGTTCCTGACCCACATGAATATTGGACAGCTATTAATCGTAAGCAGACAACAATATCTGTTAGTAAACTACGGAAGGTGGGGGAATAAAATGCAGATTATTAAAAAAGCAGATAAGCCAAAAGGTAAAGTGGTACAGTTCTTTACTGAGAATAAGATTCATAAGGATACGGCAACGGGTGCTGTTGTATCGGGGAAGTTTGAAACCAAGCGACAGGCGAGCAAGTACCTTAACCACTATGGTAAGGTGTGGAAGCTGGAACATAACATTAACCTGAGTGCACCGAAGCGGGGGAAGTAACTGATGGGGTATAAAAATAAAAAAGAACGTAAGGCACTGGGCTTGTGTGCCAATTGTCCCAACGATGCATTACTAGGGAAATCTTTATGTTTTGTATGTGAAGAAAAAAAGAGGAAGCGTGATACTCTTTATCGTGAAGAACATAAAAAATTAGGGCTTTGTGCACACTGCTCTAATGAAGCTATACTAGGAATGAGGATATGTGTCCCCTGTGCGGAAAAACATAGAAAGAGGGATGTTGCTTTTAGACTGAATAATTTGCGTTTGGGGCTGTGTTGTAGTTGCTCTCAGACAGCTCTTGCAGGACGGGCACGATGTGGTAGTTGTGCAGAAACTGTTAGAAAAAAGTCACTTCTTTCTATGAGGAACTTGTATAAACTTCGGGGGGCAACCAACCGATGTACTGCTTGTGGTGCTCCGTTAGAGGAAGGTGAAGGGTATCGTACTTGTTTTAATTGCCGACATCAGACAGCAGAAAACATGACAATGAAAGGGAGAAAATATTATGCAACGAATAGTTACAGAAATACCAATGGAGTGTGAAGTGGCTTTAAGTTCGTGTCAACACATCGGGAGCTGGCTGTGCCATTACAAGGGGATTTATGAAATGGTGGAATGGTTGGAGAAAGACCCGACAAGGAAGTTGTTTTTGTTTGGTGATATCATCGAAGCGATTACAACGGATGATAAGCGGTATAATGGTGATGGTATAAAAGAGCCTATTCCATTAAAGCAGATGAAGGAAGCGGTGAAGATTTTCAAATCTATTAAGACACAGGTCATAGGTGCACTTGGTGGTAACCATGAATTGAAGCTCCATCGGTTTGGTAATTTGGTTAATGATGTTTTTTGTGATAAAGAGTTTGGGCTCGATGTGCCCTACGGTACACGGACAGCCAGAGTAATTTTTCAGAACAGGGGTAACACTTTGTTCCGTGGGTTCTTTACACATGATGTTCCGATCTTTAGAAGTAACGCAAAAGATTTTCTTCAGCGTGAAGCAAATGTTTTGGCTGCTATGAAAGTGTCTATGCAATATCGGATGGGTGATTGTGCTTTGATGGTTTGCGGGCATCCCCATCAGCTTCTAACAATACCCCCAGCACCAATGTTGTATATTACAGATGGTGAAGATGGCGTGAAGCAACATTACTTAAAAGGTGATCTTGGTGATGGTGGTTACATTAATCCTGATCAACGTTGGTATGGTTGTGCTGGAAGCTTCAGAAAGAAATTCAAAGATGGGATCGATGATTACTCTGATATTTATAATCCCGTGGAACTGGGTTACTTGAAATTGACTATTTCCAGCGGGAAGATTGCGTCACTGGAAAAGGTGGTGGCATAATGGAAATGCAAGCAAAATTCTGGGTTGAAAGAAAAGATTTTGATAAGTTTTTAAGAAGTAAAATAGGTGAATTGATTGACATCAGTAAAATACCAGAGCATGCTATAATGGATGTAGAAGGCAATACTGTTAAGGGCAGGGCACTCAATTCATTGATTAAATTTTCATGGGAAGAGTGATATGAAAGCACAGGTATGGATAGAGGGTGCTGATGGCTGTTGGTTTGCTTATGTAAAAATTCGGCATGATTTTATAAGTGAGCATTGGTGTACTATAGCAACTGTCGACCACAAAAGCAAAGGACAGTTGAAACGCAAAGTAATTCAGTTTTGTGGTGAGCTCAATTTAGAAGTGGAGTTTATATAAATGGAATTTCCTATAGTGGATAAAAAATCTTGGTTCTATAAAAATTGTGTAAGGCAAAGGAAGAACAACGCAAAGATATGCCAAGTATGCCCATTTAGGAAAGGGATTGAAGAGCAGGAGCAGTATACAATATTTGATCAACTGATGGAAATTACGAAAGGGGAATGGTGATGGCAAAGAAAAGGCAGTCACAGTTATCGGTTAATGATCAATTAAAGGAACTGATAATAGTAGCAAACAGAGAAGGCTTGTATGACGCTGCGGATTTTATCACAACATTACAGGCACAGTATAATGTGGAAATAGATTTGGGGATGAGGAGAAAAAAATATGCGACTACAATTAGACACAACAGCAAAGACAATTAAGATAGAAGAGAATGTGAAGTTAGATGAGTTGATAAAAATGCTGGAGAAAATTCTACCAAAAGAAGAATGGAAGAAGTTTACGCTTCAGACAAATGTTACAATCAATAACTGGTCAAATCCAGTGGTTATTGATAGGTGGATACCTGCTCCATATCCGATAGTGTATCCTAATCAACCTTACCCATATACTTATCCGTGGGTGACTTATGGTGGTGCGGGGGATATCAGTTGCGGTACTGGTGCTGGTGTAAATGATAGTTCTTTTGCTTCAGCGTCACCGCATGATGTAATATTAACCGCAGGTGTATTTAACATTGAGGGATAGCATGTATGTCGGATTAATGCCGACTTTGTATGTAACATTTGCACAAAGTAACAGAAAGTGTATTATTATGATAGCCTAACATACACTGGGTAGCCTATAAATGGCTTACAAAATATAACATGAAAGGACTAAAATGAAACTAATAGGGATCGTAGGAAAGATGGGTGTGGGGAAATCAACGGCAGCGGATATGCTGGTGTCCCAGTACGGCTTCATCAAGAAATCATTTAGTGATGCATTGAAGATGATGTTGATCAATGCGGGGATGATTACAAAAGAAGAGGCATATGAGAAGAAGACAGATAACAGTCGCTGGCTGATGCAAAAGGTCGGCACTGAAATATTCCGCAATCAGGTATCAAAAAGTTATTGGATAGATAAACTGGACGAGAGTATATTTCGCTACCTTTCACTTAATGGATTAATTGTAGTTGATGATGTACGATTCATGAGCGAAGCAGATTATATCAGGGGTAATGGTGGTGTTCTGGTAAAGATTGTCAGGGATACTGGTGTAGTAAGTGATCATGCTTCTGAACGAGAACAGGATTTGATTGTGCCTGATATGGTTGTTACTAACGATGGTGACCTTGATGAATTAAAACAGAGCATGGCTCTGGTTGTTGAGGGGATGAAATAATGGCTACAGAAAAACCACCACGTGGTTTAAGACCAAAAGATATTGCTGATATTTATAGAAAAGAGGAAATCGAGGAAGCTGTAATAAGGTATATTACCGCCAGCTTTCCAATACCTTTAGAGTGGATTTTTGAATATAACTCTCTTGCTGATGCAATACAAAGGAAAAAGAATGAAAATAATAAATCTTAGTGATTGTCATTTGCTTGCTACAGCACCCGTATGTCGGACTGATAATATTATAGATATTCAGTTTGATAAATTACATTTTGTTTTTGATTACGCTGTCATGAATGGTATTAAAGTTATTTTACAAGCTGGTGACCTTGTGGACACCAAACGCTCATGGGATTTACTTCCCCGTCTAATCAGTCTTTTAAAATTCTATCGGGATAGAAAAGGCGTTGAGTTATACATGGTCAAAGGACAACATGATTCTTACTATCATAATATGGTAAACGATAAAACTATTGTGGGCGTATTAGCAGGTGTTGAGCTTGTGCACCTTTTGGATTCTGCACCATATTCCAGAAGAGAAGATGGGTGGGAAATAAATATATATGGTGCTTCTTATGGTGAGGCAGTACCAGAAGTAACCACAAAGGAAAGTAACATCCTTGTTATTCACAAACAGATTCTGATGCACAAAGTTTTTAATAAACAAGAAGAGTATGATTACGCCCCAGACTTTTTGCATGATCACCCAGAGTTTGATTTTATTTTATGTGGTGATGCACACCAGAAGTTTTATTTCAAAGAGGGGAAACGGCAGATAGTAAACACTGGATGTATGCTACGGTTGGAAGCAAGTGAAGCATGCATGGTGCATCATCCACAGTTTTGTGTGTACGACATTGTTACAAGAAAAGTTGAATGGGTAGAGATACCACATGCTGATGCTCTGGATGTAATTAGTGATGCCCATCTGGTGGCGAAAAAAGAGAAGGAAAAAAGCTTTAGTGAATTTGTGGCAAAGGTAAAAGAAACGAGTGGGCACAAGAGTATGTCATTTTCAAGGAACATGACTTTATTTTTAAAACGTAATAATGTTGATGCTGGGGTTAAAAAAATAATATCGGAATATATTGCGGAGGTGTAACTTTGAACGAACACGATCTCTGGGTAGCCGTAGTGGAATTAGCATGGAGTGATTGTTTTAAAAAAAGTGTGCGAACACGTACTAAGGGATTAAAGTTTTTCAGGGAAGAGAATGGAATGTTTATGTGGGTGTGTGATCATTGTAGCATTAATCCTATAATGATTAGGGAGAAATTAAAATTATCATTGGCACAACATGAAAAGGGGGAGTATGAAGGAATCCATCTTAGAAAAAATAAACGAGTTTAAAAAGTCATTAAAGAAAATGGTTGATACTTACAACCAGCACAAGGGGATCAGGGATAGTCGGCTGAAAGAGCTGAAGGATGATTATAAGCTGGCAAGTATTGAAGAGGCAAAAAAGAAATTGACAGCATTGCATGCATCCGAAGATAAGTTAAATAAAGAGTTGGATAAATTAATTGCTGCATTTGAAAAGGATCATATGGGGGATGAAGAATGAATGCACAGGTTATTGAGCGGTTTGTTTCTAGGAAAACAACTGAGAAAGAAGTATTCTCAATTCAGTTAAAAGAGAAGCAAACAGAAGTAATCAACGCAAAAAAACGAATGAGTGATCTGACTGAGGCACGTAGGATTATTGTTGAGGTATCAAAAGATACCTTAGAGCAATTCAAAGAATATGTGGAATCACTGGTGACCACTGCAATCAATTCTGTGTTTCCAGAAAAGGGCTATAGATTTATTGTTGATCCTGTGGTGAAGAGTAATCGCTCAGAGATTTATTTACTGGTACAGCAGGGGGACAAAGAGCCCTACATTCCAAAGGATGAGCAAGGTGGAGCACTGCTGGATATTATTTCATTCTCATTACGTGTGGTACTGTGGTCATTGGAATTACCACGTAGTAGAAACACGTTAATCATGGATGAACCTTTCCGCTGGAGTGGTGCACTTACAACACTGGCAGCACAGATGATGAAAGAGGTCAGCCATGAGCTGGGGTTACAGATAATACTGGTGACGCATGATGAGCGATTGAAGGCAATTGCGGATCGGTCATGGGATGTTTACCGTGGTGTGGATGGTGGATCAGTGGTACGGCAATCTGATGTTGTGTTGCCAGCGGGTGATCCATATGAAAAGGTGTTTGATATAAAAACATCTATACAGGATACTGTACCCACGGCTAGTATAATATTGCGAAAGAAATTATCAAAAAAATAAAAAAATTTGGTATACTAATAGTGGGAGAAGGTATGAAAAAAGAACGTCCTCAAATTACTTTGGCTTTGTTTATTGTGGTGGGAGTATTGATCGGGGGGTTAGCATTCTGGGTGCTGCTGTTATGGAAGTTAAAGCCTTTGATAGTTGGCTTTATGGATAAGGTGAGCACAATGATTACATTGCCAGAATTGTTGATTACACTTATTGTTGTGCTGGGGTTTATTTTACTTCTTAGTTTTGTCATTCATGGGTTGTCTAAAAAAGGTGATATATGACCGACTATAAACTAACAGAAGAGGATAAAAAAAGACTGACTCCCTTTTTAGGTGAGTGTTGGCACAAACAAGTCGAATCTAAACAAGGTATATTTGTCCGTTTGGTGTGTGCTTGTGGTCAAGAGTTATTATCCTATGAAGCTATGAACTCCCATGTGGATAGAAGAAACCGCACCTATCTCACCCCCTCTGACCAACACGCAGTATTTACTAAGTTGGTGGAAGTGAGGAAGTGGGATGGGTTTTATAAATTCTTTCTGAAAAAGGCTAATTTCATCATCCCTGCTATTGTGGGATATGATTGTGTTAGTGCGGAGGTAAAATGGCTCTTCATCAATCCAGCCAGATTTTGTAAGTTGGTTGCTGATTATTTGGATGAAAATAAAAGTTAAATGATAATTAGGCAGGCAGACCTACAGACAGAAAAGGAGACAGAAAGATGATTATTAAATTTGAAGTAAATGGTGCGTGGCAGTTATTCGATGATGTTGATTCTTTAATGTATCGAAAACTGGGTGCATTTAACGGTGGTGATTTAGGTTTAGATAAAAAGGAAATAGAAGAATTAATAGACTACACAGAGTCACTACACAGTATTTGTAGCGGAAATGAAGGTTATTCAGGGAGGGTATTGCTAACTTTTATGAACAGTAAGCAGTTGGCACAATCACAAGTGGTAGCGTTTTCACCGATTTATTTGATGAATGAAAACGGAAAGACAGTAGAAATAATTTAACTAGGCACTGCCTGCCTATTAATAAACTTGTATCTTTATACTTGGAGGAGAGTGATGTTAAATAAATTGAGAAATTGGTCTTTAAGAAAAGTATTGGGTATCCCAGCTTTAATGCCTAGAGTAGAAGTTATCCACACTAATATACAAGTTGAAGAATTGGCGTTTGTTTATGCTGTATCGGTTTTTGAGGAAAAACACATACCTAAGGAAATAATTTACAGTGGAATAAAACGAGGTTTGTTAGATGGTATGTTCCCTTATGTAAAGATAGTGAAAAGACAAACAATGAATGAGATTCTTTACACAGGAAGTATAATGGTAGCGAAACCAAACAGCCGATAAAGGAGAACTTATGAACAGCGAACAGAACAATGCTTTTAGATTGCAAGAACTGATTACTCGTAGGGAGGGTATGATTGCGGAAAATATGCAAAGAGAAGTTCTTGGGCAATCTATGGCTTATGTGGAAGATGATTTTTCAATACTCGCAGATGAGATAAGAAACTACGCAGTGGAGCATTAGGGAGGAGCTGTATGACCGACAAAGACTTAAAGAATATCTATGAGTATATGGGGTGGTCTAATAAATTCACGTTAGAAACTACAACACTAACTGGCGACAAAATTAGTTTTTCAACACCCCAAACCATACCACTCGACTCCAACTCTGCTTGGGAAGTAGTGCAAGAAATGGAGAGGAAGGGGGATTGGAAAGAGTTTGAAAATAAAACTTTCGCTGCTTGGGGAGATGAAGTGAGGTGTGGGTTTTTTATCCAGTGGCTCTACAACCCCACCAACTTTTTCAACTGCTTTGCCAAATTCCTTGAAGAAAGGGAGTGGGAGAAATGACAGAACTTTCGAAGATGAGTAAGGAGGAAGTACTAAAAGCAACAATTACATCTTATGATATTTGTCCTTGTGGTTGGATGCCTAATGATTACTACAAAGAACTCCTATCCCGACTAGCAGATTACGAGAAGGTGAGGCAACAATACCAAGAGTTAATATATGCAGTAGGAAATAAATATCAGAATGAAACTCGGCACGAAACTGCTTTGAGATACATTAGAAAGGCGGAAGAAATTAGTGATGTTGGTGCGTGTAAAGAAAGGATTAGGTGAAATAGAATGAAATTAATGTATTTTTTGATGGCATGTTGTGGTGTGGCTTGGATGATGATGGCTGTATTTAATGGCAATAATGATATTACATATATCAAGGGATTATTAACACTTACAAGTGCATTTTTATTTTATAAGGGAACTAATGAATAAGGTAAGATTTGAAAGTGGGAAGATGGTTGCCGAAGTTATTAAACAAACAGAACTGCTTGAAAAACATATTGAGTCTTTAAAGGAAGAAATAGAGAACCTTAAATGCTGTGGGAATTGCAACCCGCTAGAATGTAATTGGAAGACCAGTGGCAGTGAGGAGAGTCACTACTGCGACAAATGGCAATCAGATGGGCTCAAAAGAAAGGAAAGGAAAGGAGAGTGAAATGAGAGTATCTTACACAAGTACAAATTATGGCTGTGAGGTATCTGAAGATTTAGATACCATTCTTTTAAACAATACTGCCCAGTTTGCATATGGTGATTTTAGTGATGGTAAAAAAGCAATACTACTATTGGCTGCATTAATTGAGATGCTTCATTCAAAAGGAATTATTTGTGATAAGAATATAAAGAGTTTTTTAAGGGATAATTTTTCAACAATCGTTGGTGTTAAGGGGATTGAAAATAAATGGTAAAATTTTAAAAAACTATGGTATAATGGTTATGAATAGGTAGAGGTTGTTTTTTTGTTGTACCTGCGGGTAGCGGTTTAATGGTTTTCCGCTCGACCATCGCAGGTCGCTGAAGCGGGATTTCAGTTACCTCCTTCGGCACAGTGGGCGGGGGGCTTTGAGTGGTTTCACTCCCCGCCCGCTCCTAAATTAAAAGGATGGTAGATATGGATAGGTACTTTACACAGATTTACCCCAGACGATTAAGAGGTTGAAGTAATGGTGCACGCCATTGTTGATGAAAAGATGTTATCGGAAGCTGAAGTGCTTTTTAAATTACCAGATTCAATTTCTAGTAATCTTGAAAATATTGTGCAGGAGAAAAGGATAATTAAGATCACATTAAATGTTCCACCTTCAGTTAAGATGATAAGATTGGCACTGCCAAAGTGTAGTGCAAAACCAATTCCTATTCATATTAAAAAGAATAGGGCATTTATGTGGATGGAGCTTGATTATTTTTTAAGAACAACATGGTTACAGTCCCCTGAAGTTTGTTACGACGATTTTACAAAAGAAAACCCGAAGAAGGAAAGTTTAACAGATTTTGCAATGAGGGATAACTCATGACCAACACAATAGAGATCGGTGATAAGGTAAATGTTTTCTTTGGATGTAGTAATGCTATCTTTAATGCAGAGGTTTTGCATACTCCACAAGATACAGGTGATAGTTGGATACTAAAGACAACAGATTTAAATCTTAAATGGACAAAAGAACATATCCACTATGTCCAGCAATTTGAAAGGATGGATAAACTATGAAATGGGGGACGATGAATGAAAAGAACACACAGTGTTTTTGTAGATGTTTCTGAGGCAGAGGTGTTAGCTATACGGCATGCTGCTTTTAAAAGAAAGGGATGGTTAAAAGGAATCCCCAATAATGTTTACCCTGCTGTTTTTGATAATTTTACTGAAATTTCACTTGAATATAATTGGGAGGAAAAAAATGACACAATCATGGGATAAATACTTTTTTGATGTTACGAATGTGATAGCTTCCAATTCAAAATGTTTGTCACGGAAGATCGGAGCAATCATAGTAAGGGATAAAAGTATTATCAGTACAGGTTATAATGGTGCTCCACGTGGGGTGTCTTCATGTAGTGATAGGTATCATAATGATGAGCGATTGAAGGAAGCCATAGTAATGCGATTAGGCATAAATACAAAGTTTCCAAATACGTGTCCACGGCAAGTGCTGGGTTATAAATCAGGTGAAGGATTGGAGTGGTGTACAGCGAGTCATGCTGAAAGGAATACAATTGTTGATGCAGCAAGACGTGGTGTAAAAGTTGAGGGGTGCACCATGTACATGAGTTGTCCAGTACCCTGCTCACCATGCTTGATCGAGATTATAAATGCGGGTATAGTTGAGATAGTGGTTGCATCATTGGAACTGTACGATCCGATGTCGGAATATTTATTGAAGGAAAGTAAATTAGCGGTGAGGCAGTATAACTTTAAATAAGAAAGGGGAAAGACAATGTTAGATCGATTTACAAAGAGAAGGGTGGTTGATGGTAAGAGTTACATATGGGATAGTGTTTTAAGTAAGTGGGTGCTGTTAACTGCTATCCTGAAGCATGACAGTTATAGTGCTTACGAATCAGATGATTTCAAGCACCTTGAAGTTATCATTGATGGTGATTTCAAGCATGATAATGTAATTGAATCCCATGATGATTTCGCTGATGCATTTCAGGGTGGTGGATCAGGCGGTGGTGGAGCTGAAGGTAGTTTTGAACCTGATACCAGCCCCAGTTCTGATTCATGTTCGGATTGTGGGAGCAGTGATTCTGGGAGCTTTGATTAAAATGAGAATACAAAGTCCTATTTTTGGTACAGTGGATATGGCTGATGAAACTCAAAGGTCTTTATTAGCAGAGATCATAAAAAAGTATCCACTGGATGCTTTTCAGATTTTAAATAAAGACGTGTTGAATCCGAAAGGATTACTAATTTCAGTAGAGAAAATAAGGAGTCATGAAAATGCATGGTTTGAAAGAAATCAAAGCGATGAATAAAAAGGCTACAAAGAAACCTGTGGTAAAGGCAAAGAAGCCAGTAGTAAAAAAGCAAAAAAGTTTTGGGGTGTCTTATACAAATAAAATATTGTATGGGATAATCAATACTGAAGATGAACGTGTGCTTTCTTCTACCTTTAAAACCATAAAAAAATGTGAGGGTACATTAAAAGGAATGTTGAAGTTCTACGATAATTATAAACTCTGCACAATTATATGGAAGGAGTAAAAATGCCAAAAAAGAAGCGTGATCCAAATCAGGTAATGACGAAGCAGGATATCTACATTGAGGAACGTAATAAATTAATTCCTACAGCGGTGAAGTTTGCTAATAATCTATTTGGCAAGAAACATCCTGCTGGTGTAGATAATGAGCGGTGGGCGAACGGATGGAATTTAGCTTACCACGGAGAAATGAATAAACTCTGGAAACACTTTAACCATAACAGGGGGACAGCATGAGAATAGATGTTAGTGATAAAGTTTTATCTAAACCAGCATGGACACCGAAGGTAGTCACTCTTACTTTTGATACCGAGGAAGAGGCACGTACCTTTCGTCATTTGGTTGGAGATTGTGTGAAAGTAAAACAGGACTGTATATATTATGATAGAGTTGTGGGGCTTCTAAACACACTTGAAAACTATTTAGATGAGCGTGATTTTGTGTCTATAATATAACGCAATAAAAAGTATTGACGAAACAATAAAACCCACTGTATAATTTCCCAAAATTAATGCAGTGGATTTTTTTTGTGGAAAGGGTTATCTATGATTTTAGGAGGTAACAATGAAAAAGTTATTTACAATGATGATGATCATGTTCATATGCTGGAGCAACATGGCGGTTGCAGTCGAAATTAATATTGTAGAAAAAGGAGTGGCGGGAAATAGTATGATGTTGGTAAGTGCAGAACAAAAACCTTATTATATCGCCCAGCCGATAATAGTAAAAACTTATGATAGTAAAGCTGTGTTCAAGGCGTTGACACCAACGCAGTTGCTGGCATTGGCAATCTATGGTGAATCACGCAGTGAAAGCACAGAGGGGAAGCTTGCTGTCGGCACTGCTATTTTAGAACGCAGTGATCACGGCAAGCAAAGTATTAAAAACGTTATACTCAAGCCAGCACAATTCAGTTGTTTTTCTCAGAACGACAAACAATACCAGCGATTAAAAACAATAGCATTAAATTGGAAGCAGTCCTATAAAAAATTAGTACCATTGCGTGAATGCTATGCATTGGCACGTGGGCTGATAGCAGGGACGATTGTTGGTCACCGATTGCTAATAGAGAATTGTGTCACTTACTTTAAAACACCTGATGCAAAACCAGCGTGGGCAAAAGTATATCGGCTTGTTTGTCAGATCGGGAATCATCAATTTTATACTGAAGCTCCAGTGCGTACAGTGCTTGCTTCATTCAATCCCTTTTTTGTTAACAAGGGGAGAGGAGTGTTGTTATGAGATTAAATATAATTGGGTTCACAGGATTATTTTTAATAGTAGCCTGTAGTTTTTTCTGGATCGGGTTTACTGCATCCCAATACCAGATCACTAGAAAAGCAAATTGTGATGGGACACTGAAGCCCGCTGAGTGTGATGTGATTTTGAAGTTACCAAAAACATATTGTGCTGGGACAGATGAGCGGGGTGTTACATTTTATTATGACGGTAATATAGTAAACCGAATATATTTAAGATAAGGGGGTTTAAAATGTTAAGTATTCAAACAGCGATTGGTGGATGGATTTTGTATCTGGACATGGACGAGTGTGATGAGGATTTACCACCCATGCCAGAAGTATTTGGTTATGATGATGAGTCCGAGAATAGTAAAGGTGAATTGGAAGCAATGCGTACTTTGCTTTACAGAGTGGCTGAAGAGTTGGGTGTTATATTTTCCAAGCACAATGCGTACAATTTAAAGATATCTATCGTTGATAATAACTTTGATGAAATAGCATAGGGGGTAACACATTGGAAAATGGTAGACGAGTCACACTGACTTATAATGTAGTTCTTATTGCACTGGATATCATTCGTAAGGTATCCGTAGTGCCATTGCCAGCGAAAGCAGCATACACTTTAAAAAGAAATGCTGATTCATTGTATTCATGTGTTGCACAGATACAAGCTGATGGTGATGCTGTGTTAAAGAAGTATGGTTCTTTTGATAAAGAGAAAAAAGAATTCATAATGGATGATGAATCAAAGCAGAATTTTATGAAAGAATACAATGAAACTATATTGACAAAGGCAACAGATGTTGTAATAAGAGAAATAGAAGTATCACAATTATCGAACGCACAATTATCAGTACAGGAATTGGAGCTTCTGGATTTTATGATTGTTGATGATCACGTGATACTTCATCCTTCTGGTGCGTTGTTGCATTCGTAGGTATTGTACGCTGGTGTAGCTCAATTGGCAGAGCAGCTGATTTGTAATCAGCAGGTTGCGGGTTCAAGTCCCATCACCAGCTCCAAAATAAATCTGGATTGGAGTTTAACTGGAATGGGGACATGTAAGTTTGGTGATTGTGATCTGTTTAAAACGTGCGGGCGAAGGGATGATCCGTGGAAAGACAATAAATGCTGTGAGGTGTACCAGAGATATATTCAGCAGGATCATGTTCGGCAAAGAGAAGAGCCATTCATTTATTTGGGGGCATCAGTGTATAACATTCCTAACGACAGACTTGTATTTAAAAAGTCAACACAAAGTAAAAAAGCATTAATGTTTCAGTTGTATTTCATTGATCATAAAAAAGTAAAAGACGTGGCAATTCATGCGGAAGTAGCAGAGATTACAGTATACAAATTCATTCAGCGAGTTAAAAAGCAGTTCGCACAATAGAAATTATACGTGATGCGATAGCCGATCAAGCAACACTCTAATATTTTCAATTAGTTATCTCTCTATTATTTCAAAACATAGTATAATTCGCTTATTATAGAAGCAGTTGCCAGACTCTAATAACTGGAAGCCGTTGACCTTCGGTGGTAGGTAAGCGGTTAAATTTTAAATAATTTAATGACGGTTAAACCACTTCTTATAACATTTGATATCTTACAGGAGGCAGTATGAAAAAACATTCTGAAGTCCCCACTATGAAGTAACTACATAGTGAGGAGGTGATGCAGGATGGCGGGGCAAAAAGCAAAGGGTTCGAAGAAGAACAGAAAGTTCGGGCGACACAAAGCTCATTGTCAGAGATACAGAATTGAAGGAAGGCGTGAAAAAAATAAACTGAAAAAGCAGAAAAAGCATGAAAAGAAATGTTGCAAAAATAAGTAGCCTTCCCAATGCCTATGTTCCCAAATTTACAGCCTATCGCAAAGTCTACGGGGAGCATGGGCATTTTTGTACAATTTATTAGGATGTTCATAAAAGATGAACACAAGAAAATATGAACAAACGAAAAAGTGATAAGGTGATTTTGTTAACAGGAATGATAACATCTGTAGCTGGGATGATCTCAACTATATTTCAATTCATTACTAACTTAACAAGTAAAGCACCACAAATGAAAATAGCAACGTTGAATAAAGCACCAGCACTTAATGCAATGGGGGACACAGTGGCGAAATCAAAAGACGGGTATGCATTCTTACTGGCTTACTTACCGATCACCATTTTAATCATCGGAGTGGGTATAGTTTTTATTGCTATTATCAAGATCAGTAATGCAAAAAAGCGTATTGCCGACCTTCGTAGCAGGATGATATAATGCAACACAAAAAGGGGATGTAAAAATAGCTGATAAAAAATCGTGCCAAAAATGTAACGGGGCTGGAATTATTTACTATGGTGCAGAAACATATGCAGGGCAGCAGACATTAAAATGTGATTGTAAAAAAACAGATGTGGAAACAATAGATGAATTGAATTTGTTATTAAAGTATTTATGGGAAGGTAATATGCCGATGAGTATAGAACGGGGATTTTAGTATGGGCATCAAGTTAAGGGAAAAGAAAAAAACAGGCGTTAATCAAAGTGCAATACAAAAAGGATTAACACATACCTTTGCAAAAAAGCCTAATGGTAAGAATAAAACAGGTAGACCAGATAAGTATAATGATGCTGTTGCCAGACACATATGTAAGGAGTTAACTAAGGGCAGAACATTAACACGCATTTGTGGTGATGATGAGGGAATGCCCCACATATCAACGGTTATGGCGTGGAAGCAACCAAAGGACGTGAGATTCAATCAGGAGTTTTTGGAACTCTATACACTAGCCAGAGAAGCACAAGCGGAAGTGATCGCTGACATGTGTGATGATATAGCAAATGATGGACGGAATGATACATACATAAAGATAGATGAGAAGACGGGTAAGCGAACACGAATGATTGATTACGATGTGCTGGGCAGAAGTGCATTACGGATAAAGACAAAACAATGGAATGCTAAATATTTATTTCCCAGTAGATTTGGTGATAAGGTTAAAACAGAGATCACAGGTGCAGATGGTAAAGACTTTAATCCTATTGTTCCAGTGCTGACTGTAAACTTTATTGGTAAGAAAAAGGAACAGGAATAAATGCCTGAGAAGTTAGAAGCCAACATAGATATTATTGAGGCGTTTCAACCGCTGTTCAGACCACATCGTTACAAGTCTTATTATGGTGGACGAGGTGGGGCTAAGAGTTGGGCATTTGCACAGGCACTGTTAGTAATTGCATCGACAAGAAAAGTGCGTGTATTATGCACACGTGAATTTCAAGCATCGATTGCGGAATCAGTGCATAAACTATTGAGCACACAAATAGATCGATTAGGATTATCAAAAGTATTTGACGTAAAGAAGCAATCTATTACCAGCTCCATCGGCAGTGAGTTTATATTCAAGGGGCTTAATAGAAACATACAGGAAATAAAATCATTAGAAGATATTGATATCTGCTGGGTAGAAGAAGCACAGAGTACGAGTGAAGAAAGCTGGCAAGTATTAATACCTACGATACGTAAAGAGAACAGTGAAATATGGTTATCATGGAATACAGGGGAAGCGGATGATCCTACTTATAAAAGGTTTGTATTAAATCCCCCGCCTGATTGTGTAAGTATAAAAGTTGGCTGGCAGGATAATCCCCGCTTTCCAAATACACTGGAGAAAGAACGTGTCTATTGTAAACAAGTTGATCCTGATGCATATGAACATATTTGGGAAGGCAACACATTACACATTAGTGACGCTTGTATATTCAGGGGCAAGTTTGAAGAGTGTGAATTTGAAACACCAACAGGGATGCAGTTTATGTATGGGGCTGACTGGGGATTTAGTAATGACCCGACAACGCTGGTAAGATCATTTATAGCTGATAATAATTTGTATGTTGATTATGAAGCATATGGTGTTGGAGTTGAGCTGGATGATATTGGTGAGTTGTTTGACACAGTGCCTGATTCCAGAAATTATATTATCAAGGCTGATTGTGCAAGACCAGATACCATCAACCATGTACGCAAGCAGGGGTTCGCATTACGCCCCGCTAACAAAGCAGGTAAAATGAAAGTGGTGGGCACAAGCATTAAACCAGCGAAGGGATCAGTTAAGGAAGGTATAGAGTTCCTGCGTAAGTTTGAAATGATTTATGTTCATACAAGATGCAAGCACACACTGGAAGAGTTTAAGCATTACTCATATAAGAAAGACCCGAAGACTAATGAGGTGTTGCCGATAGTCTTAGATAAATGGAATCATTGCTTTATTGCTGGTACAATGGTTGCTACTGATAAAGGTGAAATACCAATTCAGAATATTAAAGTGGGCGATATGATTCTGACACGTGCTGGATACAAACCAGTGGTTAAGACTTTTGATAATGGTGTGCAAGAAGTAAAAGATTATTGGTTTGCAAACGGTAGAACAGTAACAGCAACAACATCTCATAATGTAATAACAGCAACAGGTAAAAAACATATTGACGATATTGGTAAACATGATACACTTTATTTTTTAACAGGGGAAGAGAATAAATGGAAAATCTTACAAGCACAAAACATGAAAAGATCATTTACAATGGGATGCCTTATCGCAGATACCCAGAGAGCAAAAGAAGGAATGACAGGGTTTATTACAAATGCTCTATTTATGAAAAAGGAGAATACAGTACAAAAGCATTACACGTTGCACTCTGGGAAGACAATTATGGGGATGTCCCAAAAGGCATGTGCATACACCATAAAGATGGTAATCCACTTAATAATGAATTGGATAATCTGGAACTTAAAATTGGTACGGCACATATGTCAGATCATGCCAAAGATTACCACACCTCACATAAAGAGGAAACAAAAGCAAACCTTGATAACATCAGACATCTTGCATCAGAGTGGCATAGCAGTGAAGCAGGTTTACAATGGCATAAAGAACACGGGAAAGCAGTTGCTGCAAATCTGTTACCAAAAGATTTTATTTGCGAGCACTGTGATAGTGCCTTTTCAACATTACCCTATGGCACAGTTAGGTTCTGTTCAAATAAATGCAAATCAGCTTTTAGAAGAGCATCAGGAATTGATAATGAAATCAGAAAGTGTATTACATGTGGTGAACCATTTACAATTAACAAATATAAAAAACAAAAAGTATGTTCAAGGAAATGCACAGCACGTATATAATATAATGGTTGAAGATCAACATGAGTATTTTGCTAACGGCGTGTTGGTTGCAAATTGTATTGATAGTTTACGATATGCATGGGACGATAAAATCAAGAGTGGGTATGATTGGGCAGCGGTGATAGGTGAGGACTAATGGCTACTTTATTTCTTATATTGAAAATAATTGGGGTGTGTATTTTTATAACAGTGTTGTCGTTTGTCATGAGTCTGGTTATATGGACTGCGGAGAGATTAAAAAAAGAATTTGATAATTAGTTGTCCAAACGTTTGGACACGGGAGGAATAATTTATGCTGTTACGTGATATGTTAAAAGATGTGAAGGATAGTAAATATGCGAAGACGAATGACATTGGTGTGAAGGAT